TTATGGTGGCGGTCAGGCAATGACTCGTTACGAAGCTGCTGCTCTTCTCAATGCTTGTCTGGATCGTGTAACCGAAGTTACTGATGAACTTGAGCGTCTGATCGCTGAATTCAAAACTGAACTTGGTATTCTCAAAGGTCGTGTAGATGGTCTTGAGGCAAAGGTAGGCAAACTTGAGGCAACTCAATTCTCTACCACTACCAAACTCAAGGGTGAAGCATCCTTTATTCTTGGTGGAGTTCCTGGTCTAGAAACGAATGCTGGTGGAAACGTTGGCAACACCGCATTCAACTATGATCTCCGTCTGAATTTTGATACTTCATTCACGGGTAAGGATTTGCTTCGCACTCGTATTCGTTCTGGTAACTTTAGTTCTGATCCTTTCGGTTCTAGTTCTTCTCTGTTCAAACTGGACAAAGCAGAAACTCTTGCTGAACAGGCAACCATTGATCGCCTTTACTACCAGTTCCCTGTTGGTAAGAGTGTAACTCTGACTGCTGGACCTCTGGTTCGTAATACCGAGATGGTTTGGATTCCTTCTGCTTACAAGTCAGATATTCTGGACTTCTTCCAACTTGGTGGTGCTTCTGGTGTTTATAACAAAGCAACAGGTGCTGGTGTTGGTGCCCAGTGGAAACAGCCCACCAAAAAAGGACAGGGTGGATTTGTTGCTGGTCTGAACTACGTCTCTCAAGATGGCGATAACACCGAAACTGGTGTATTCAACTCTGATTCTGGAGTCAATTTCCTTGCTCAGGTTGGATATCGTGCTCCTCAGTGGGGCGCTGCTGTTGCTTACCGCTATGGTACTGAAGGTAGTCGCGTTCGTACCTTCAACGCCCTTGGAGGCGGTTCTGCTGCGCTTGTAGCAGGTCAAACCTCTAATAGCGTCGCTCTGAATGCTTACTGGCAACCTGCCGAATCTGGATACATTCCTTCAGTTTCTGTTGGATATGGATACAATGATGTGGATGGTAAAGGTAAGACATCTGGTGCTACCGATTCCGATTCTTGGATGGTTGGTCTCCAGTGGAGCGATGTGTTTGCTAAAGGTAATTCTGCTGGAATTGCTTATGGGCAACCTGGAAACTCCGAGAACATCAGTAGTGATGCCTCGATGCTTGAAATCTTCTACAAGTATCGTGTGTCCGATAACATCACTGTTACTCCTGCTATCTTCTACGTTACCAATAACGCACGTTATGATGGCGAGTCTGCTTGGGGTGGAGTTATTCAAACTACCTTCAAGTTCTGATAAATCACTCATAATCTGAGTGGAAGCACCCATTTTTTGGGTGCTTTTTTATGTTATGAACCTCTTAACCAAATCTTAGTGGACTTTTTCTTTATTTTCTCTTATGATTTCGGAGAAGTCTATTTTACTTCTAAACAAATTTTTATGAAACTTAAAAATCTTATTGCTATGGGTCTGGTCGCTGCGCCTGTTGCGGCACTTGCTGGATCTCCTTTGAATGGTGCTGGTGCTACCTTCCCCGCCCCCATTTACCAACGTTGGTTTGCAGATTATGCTTCATCTACAGGTAATCGTGTGAATTATCAGTCCGTTGGTTCTGGTGCTGGTGTCCGTCAATTTATCGCAGGAACTGTCGATTTCGGTGCTTCTGATGAGTCTATCTCGTCAAAAGATGCGAGTAAAGTAAAGCGTGGTGTCGTTCAAATTCCTATGGTGGGAGGAACGATTGCGATTGCCTATAACAAACCAGGATGCTCTCTGAAACTCACTCAGAAGCAGACTGTGAATATTTTCTCTGGACGTATTAAGGACTGGAAGGCAGTTGGATGTGCTGCAGGTCCTATGACTGTTGTTCATCGTTCTGATGGTTCTGGAACCACTTATGCTTTCACCAACTCTCTGGATGCCTTTGGTGGATGGAAACCTGGTGTAGGTAAGTCCGTCAATTGGCCCGTTGGTCTTGGTGGCAAAGGAAACGAGGGTGTCTCTGGAACAATTCGCCAAACCTCTGGTTCAATTGGTTATGTGAATACTGGATTTGTGAAATCAAACAAACTCCAAGTTGCTGCTCTCCAAAACAAAGCAGGTAAGTTCGTTCTTCCTACTGCTGCTTCTGGTGCCGCTGCTCTGAATGGCATCAAACTTGATTCTAACCTTGCTGGAGAAAATCCCAATCCTTCTGGTGCCGCTGCCTACCCTATCTCTACTTTGACTTGGGTTCTTGCTTATAAGACTGGTAATGGTGCAAAGGCAAATGATATTCGTGCTGCTCTGAACTATGCTCTGAGTTCTAAGGCACAAATGATTGCGGATGATCTGGGATATGTTCCTCTTGCAGGTAGTATTCTCAACAAATCACGAATCGCTGTAAAGCGTATCGGAAACTGATATAACTAGACTGGGGGTTGACACAACCCCCTTTTTAGTGTATTCTAATTAATGAGTTAGGAGTTTTATGTCTCTCATTTCCCAACGTGATAGAGAACTTGTGATTAAAGCACTTGATTTCTATAAAGGTCAATTTGGACCCTTAATGGATCAGACAAAATGGATGGAAGTTAATGCTCTTATAAATTGGATTAAGTTAGAGTATTATAAAAATGAAGATTAATTTGTGGTATTGTGATGGTATGAATCAGTGGCGTTGGACTCTAATAGACGATCATCGCCCAATAGTTAAACAAGAGTCGGGGCAAAGAGAAAACCTCCGTGATGCTATGAATGATATTGCCAATACCGTAGAGTATATGCTAGAATCATAGGTAACTGCCCGATGACCCAGCTAGTGACGGGACCTGCCTTACAAGCAGGCATTGACAGGAGCGAAACCTGTATCGGGCACTTTTATAAATACCTAAAAATCTGTGGTATAATGGAAAAGTTATACAAACTTATTAGTGACGCTCAGGCATCTCTGTTCGTCTTATTTCACAAAACTTGGGTCTATCACTGGCACGTTGTAGGTCCCGATTTTCAACAACTCCATACTCTCTTTGGGGATCAGTATGAAGCGATGTTTGAAGAGGTTGATCGTGTCTCAGAGCATATGAGATACTTGAATATCAAACCAATCAGCACCCTCTCCAGGACCACAGAAGTTTCGAGAGTTGAACAAGCATCAAATAGTGCTCAAGATATTGATGCTGATGGTATGGTAAAACAACTTCACGATGACAACCGAAGTTTGATTGAACTTTTGGTAGAAGTTTCCGAGGAAGCGGAGCAACAAAAGTCATATGCCACTGCTAGTCTAGTGCAAGACCTGATGGAATCTCACGGTAAGTTTGTTTGGATGCTGCGTTCCTTTACTGAAAAATAATTATCTAATAATATCAAATGGAAAATCTAAGAATTAGGTGCCGTTCCTGTAATAGGGAATTGGAGGGGCATCCTACGAAAACTGTAACTTGTGGATGTTCTAATATGGCATCTATTCGTGGAGACCGTATCAGTGCTGTTGACTTATCCTTAGTAGTTATGTTAAACTCATTGGGAACAAAACAAAAATCAGGAGTTCTTACTAACGAAGATATTGCCTGGCAGGAGGCAAGACGACAACGTAAAGTTCGTCGTTTAGATTTTGAAGTCCGCTGAGGACTTTTATTGGAAGATTGGCCGAGTGGTTGATGGCGATAGTCTTGAAAACTATTAACGTTAGTAGCGTTCCAGGGTTCGAATCCCTGATCTTCCTTTTTTGTCAATAAATCAACACAAAGTTGACAGACTCAAAATGCTTACTAACATAATTAGTAGTATTCAACTTAAAACTCTATGGATCAGCACACCTATGATAATTGGGTGAAGATCAAACAGACTTTTGAGAAGTCTGGCAATACTAATAATATGTTCTACACCAGAGCATGTGAAATAGTTAAAACAAAAAGAGATCCACTAGAAAAGTTTCTTAATGCTAAAAAATGAGAATCAAAGACGAACACTTTCAGAAGAGAGCGTTTATTTTAAGTTCTTTTACTAGACTAAAAATAATTATTGATACAAATGCTTATAAGTTTGCTGATAAACTTATAAATGAAAAATGGAAACCACCATTAACAAGTCTTGATGTGGTAGACCGAGAAATTAAAGACAAGTATTATGACTTCTTACAAAATGGATAAGGATGAGGTTCAGCAAATGATCGATCAGTCTATTGCAAAGGCAATGGATAAACATAATAAAACCGCATCACTAATCAGTGCCTCTATTGGTGCTGTATTATTGGGTTTTTATGCTCACGGACTTTTAACCGTTGTTAATCATTTAAACAGAGGATAATGACCTATCAAGTTATTCAATCAGTTTTTGTAATGATGATCGTGATGCTTATTTTATATGTCGGAAGTGGAGAGCACCGATAATGCTTCATCTTATAGAAAACTTATTTGACAATCAGGTGTCACTTTTTATAATAGGTCTTCTCCTGACAGCACCTCCAGTTCTTGGCATATGGGCAGTTCATGAGTATGGGTGGCAACACTGGGAACCATTTGACAAGAGACATAAGAAGTAAAGGTTCAAAACATATAAATAGTTTTGAACTTATTTGATAAGTTTTTATGCCGTATTCAAATCCAGAACAACAAAAATCCGCACAGAAGCAGTGGTATGAGAAAAATAAGTCTATTACTGCTCAAAGATCAAAAGAGGCTAGACAAAGGAAGAGAATGTGGTATAATAATATTATGGATGAAAAGTCCTGTGAGAGATGTGGAGAAAACGATAATGCCTGTCTAGACTGGCATCATCTCAATCCAAAAGAAAAAGAACACGATATTGCTTTTTTACTTTGTAATAGGAGTAAAGAAGCAATTTTAGGGGAGATGAAAAAATGTATTTGTCTCTGCTCTAATTGTCACAGAAAACTTCATTACTACGGGGCTTAGCGCAGAGGAAGCGCGTCTGTTTTGGGAACAGAAGGTCACAAGTTCGATCCTTGTAGCCCCGACTAACCAGTTCTCTAACTGGTACACTTGACTTAAAACTCAAATCACACTATAATAACAAGGCAAACAAATCAAAGCAATGTCTCTGACTATTAAATTCAAGAAAGATATTAGCACTCTTCGTTCCGCTGCTAATGGTGATTTTTATCTTGATGTAAAGAATCCGAAACTTTACAAGAAAGTCCGTCGTTATTATCAAAATGAAGGTATAGTATTTTCTGGTGATCCACTCGATGACTATGAAATTCTTATGGAATACGTCGCTGCTGATCTTGAATCTGTAGAAGTTGCATAATGATTACTAAACTTCCCAAAGTTCTCTTAGAAAAAGAAGAATACCGATTTGTTGAAGTTGGTGTTATTGAATTAAACGGCAAACCTGATTACCGTCTTCAAAAGAAAAATGAATATACGAAACGATGGAATGACATCTATCTTTTTGATAATCAGATGCAGTGTTTGACTGCTATGGAAGACCACCAATATGCCCGTTGGTTGGATCCTGATAGAGTTCCTTGTTACATCAAAGATGATGGTGAGGATGAAGACACGGATGGTCTATAACAGCACTGGTCGGGAACCCCCCCTTTAGTCACGGAGAGACTCTAAAAGTACTGGTGGAGTCAATATGACCCTATTATGAGTTTCCAGTTTCTCCAAAGAACTGGTGGTGCGGATGGGATCTTACTCCCGCCTGGTTTCCAATTTCCAGCCAAAGAATTGGTGGCGAGCCTAAAAGACCCTGAGGAGAGTTGCATAAACTCTCCTTTTTTAGTATAATAACATAAAGCACTTTATTGCAATGAAAATAGGATTTAATTGTAGTTCATTCGATCTTTTCCACGCAGGGCACGTAACGATGCTTAGGATGGAAAAGGAACTGTGCGATTACTTAAAAGTCGCACTTCAAGTAGATCCTACAATAGACCGACCTGGACTTAAAAATAAACCAGTTCAATCAGTCTATGAGAGATACGTTCAACTGCAGGGATGTAAATACGTGGATGAGATTTTGGTATATGAGACTGAGGCAGACCTATTAAATCTCATTCAAACTCAAACCTTCCATATTCGTTTTTTGAGTGAAGAATATAGGCACATTGAAGTCACTGGAAAACAATATTGTCTAGATAATGGTATTGAAATTCATTATCATCTAAGAAGACATCAATATTCCTCATCAGAAATTCGTAATCGTGTTTATCTTTTGGAAAAAGAAAAGAGGGAACGAAAAGAACTAATTGAAACACCCCGCCAATATTCACCAGAACTTTTAGAAAAATACTCAATTAAGAACGAAGAATGACTATTTTAGTAACAGGTGGTGCAGGATTTATAGGAAGTAATTTGCTTCATCATTTAGTTAAAACTGTAGATGAAGAAGTTATTTGTATCGATAAATTAACATATGCCGCAGACTGGCATAATATTCCTGACGATGTAAAGTTTTATACAACTGATATTGCCGATAAGAATAATTGTGATTTTGTTTTTAAGAAACACAGACCAAGCACAATCTTCCACCTAGCTGCAGAAAGTCACGTAGATAATTCGATTAAAGATTGTACACCTTTTATTCATACAAATATTTCGGGAACTGTTAATCTATTAAATCTATCTTTGAAGTATGCAGTAGAAAAGTTTATTCATATCTCTACTGATGAAATCTATGGTTCCATAGAAGAGGGACAATTTACAGAGAACTCTAACTATGCTCCACGTAATCCATACTCCGCTTCTAAAGCAGCATCAGACCACTTTGTAATGGCATATCACAACACGTATGGATTTCCAGCAATCATTACAAACTGCTCTAACAACTACGGACCTAGGCAGTTTGTGGAGAAGATGATTCCTAAAGCAATCACAAATCTCAAGCAAGGTAAGAAAGTTCCTGTTTATGGTGATGGAAAACAAGTTCGTGATTGGTTATACGTTCAAGACCACTGTGAGGCATTGTATCAGGTCTGGATGAACGGTAGAGTGGGGGAGAAGTATAATATTGGTGGAGAGTGTGAAATTGAGAATATTAACCTAGTCCATATGATTTTGGGTCATATGAATATGGATGAAAGTATGATAGAATATGTAAAGGATAGACCAGGGCACGACCGTAGGTACTCTACAGATATTACTAAGATTCGTCAAGAATTGGGATGGTCTCCACGATTTACTATAGAACAAGGATTAGAACACACGATTAACTGGTATGAACGCGATAGGAACTAAATTAAAGGACGCATATTTAATCACTACAGATATTTTTTGCGACAACAGAGGTTCTTTTACAGAGTCTTTCAATCTTCGTGAGATTGAAAAAATCATTGGAACGTATAAGTTCGTTCAGGATTGTCATTCAGTATCTGTAAAGAATGTAGTGAGAGGTCTTCATTATCAAATTCAACACCCACAAGGAAAACTTGTTCGTTGCTTGGTTGGAGAAATTTATGATGTGATTGTTGATCTCCGTAAAAGTTCTCCTACATTCGGTCAATGGACTGCTTATAAACTTTCTCCAGGAGAACTTCAATTGTGGGTTCCTCCAGGATTCGCTCACGGGTTCAGGGTCCTCTCAGAGCGGGCAGAAGTGCTTTATAAGGTCACAGACTATCAATACACGGAACACGAAAGAAGTCTATTGTGGAGCGATCTGGATATTGATTGGGGCACCGATAATCCAATTATGTCCGAAAAAGATTTGAAAGGAACTCTTTTTTCTGAGTGTGATAAGTATGACTAATATATCAGTCTTTGGTGGAACAGGATTTATTGGTGGAACTTTCTGTAATCTTTATCCAGAAGATGTGGTGTTAGTTCCAAAAGAAAGTAGAAACTTTGAAACTCAACAAGTTCTTTATTTCATCAGTACAACAACAAATCAAAGTGTTTTTAAAGACTTACATATTGATATTGACACAAACTTGAGTTTATTTGTTGATGTGCTTAAGAATTGTAAGGACAGAGATATAGTTTTCAATTTTATCAGTTCTGGATTTGTTTATGGTAGTGATGTCATAGACGCCAAAGAAACAGACTGTTGTAATCCTACTGGGTTTTACTCCATTACCAAACGATGTGCTGAACAACTACTTATATCTTTTTGTGAAACTTTTGGAGTTAAGTATAGAATTTTGAGAATTGGGAATGTATATGGATTAGATAAGACAGTCTCTCTTGGTAAGAATGTTCTTGGATATATGATTAGTCTTCTCAAGCAAAACCAAGACATTAAACTTTATGATGGCGGAAACTTCTTAAAAGATTATATGTATGTTGAGGATATTTGTGGGGCAATTAAGGTAGTTTTGGATAAAGGTAATGTAAATGAGATTTACAATATTGCCTCTGGCACTTCTTTCACTTTTCGTGGTATTATAGAAGTAGCAAAAGACCTAACCAGAAGTCAAAGTAAAATTATTGATGTCCCATTTCCAAACAATCAAAAGTTTATTCAAGTCAAGAATATGACATTAAATACTCATAAATTAAATTCTTTTGAATTCTCTTGTTCTATGAATTTGAATAGGGGATTAGAAAATCTTTGTAAAATTATTAATTAGTAAAATGAAAGAACAAGTACAACAGTTTATTGAGAATCTATTTAATACTGAAGATAATTTCTTTCCCTATCTCTATAACAATGATTATGTGAAGGGTGAAAGTAATATCTTTTATTCTGGACCTTATTGGGACAATCGGGAAATTGAAGCAGCACTCAAATGTTTTCTAACTGGTAAGTGGCTTTCTTCTGGAGAAAGTGTCAATAAGTTTGAGCGGGAGTTTTCCAAAAAGTTTAATTTTGGATATTCTCTAATGGTAAATTCTGGTAGTTCTGCAAATCTTGTAATGATTGCGGCACTCAAGAAACACTTTGGGTGGAAAGACGGTGACGAAATCATTGTTTCTGTCTGTGGATTTCCGACTACCTTAAATCCCATTATTCAGAATAATCTAAAACCAGTATTTGTTGATATTGATTACTCTGATTTGAATTGGGACTTAGAACAAATCAGACAAAAGATTACTCCAAGAACTGTGGCAGCAATTTCATCTCCAGTTCTGGGAAATCCTTATGATATGAGTAAGTTTGCTGACCTCTGTAGGAGAAATAATATTGCTATTATTGCTGACAATTGTGACAGTCTTGGAAGCAAGTGGAATGGTAATTATCTAACCGATTTTGCCGTGGCAGCGTCTTGCTCTTTCTATCCTGCTCATCATATCACTACGATTGAAGGTGGTATGGTCTCCTCCAACATTAAAGAAGTTGTAGATTTGGCAAGAAGTTTTGCCTGGTGGGGTCGTGATTGTTATTGTGTAGGGTCTCAAAATCTTCTTTCTTGTGGAACCTGCGGAAAGAGATTTGATAATTGGTTGCTTGGATACGACAAAGTTGTGGATCACAAGTATGTGTTTGGTAATATTGGATATAATCTCAAACCGATTGATATGCTTGGTGCGATTGGTTCAGTTCAACTAGAAAAGTTTGAGGAAATACATTCTCTTCGTAGATCTAATAAAATGAGACTTCAAGAAATTTTTAATAAAATTCCTGGAGTTAGGGTAGTTGATGAAAAAGAAAATGCTGAAACCAGTTGGTTCGGTGTTCCTATCGTCTGCAGTCAAGATAAAACTAAACTTGTAAAATTCTTAGAAGACAATAAAATTCAAACCCGAAATTATTTTGCCGGAAATCTTTTGATTCACCCCGCTTATAGACATCTAGAATCCGCATTCAATTACCCAAATGCGATGAAGGTTCTGGATAATGTATTTTTTGTAGGATGTTCTCCCACAATTACTGATTCTATGGTAGAATATATAGAAGAAGTTATTAACTCTTACATATTAAAAAACAATGAGTGAATATAGGAAGACAGCACTTGTCCTTGGTGCTGGTGGATTTATTGGAAGTCACATGGTTAAAAGACTTCTCTCTGAAGGATACTGGGTTCGTGGTGTAGATCTTAAGTATCCTGAATATTCAATCTCAGAAGCAAACGAGTTCATTCGTGGTGATCTTCGTGATGTAAAGTTCGTTGAAAGATGTATTCGCTTTACTGGATATCTTGGCAATTTTTATCATCAAATTGTTGATAAGTTTGCTGAACCATTCGATGAAATCTACCAGTTTGCTGCTGATATGGGTGGCGCAGGATTTGTTTTTACTGGTGAGAATGATGCTGATATTATGCATAATTCTGCTACTATTAACTTGAATGTTCTAGAAGCAGTTCGACAGTTTAATCAATTAAAAGATACGAATAAAACCAAAATTTTCTACTCTGGATCGGCATGTATGTATCCAGAGCATAATCAATTAGATCCTGAGAACCCAGATTGTCGTGAAGAATCCGCATACCCAGCAGCACCAGACTCAGAGTATGGGTGGGAAAAACTCTTCTCTGAACGACTATTTTTCGCATATCATCGTAATTATGGGATCCCTGTTCGGGTTGCTCGCTATCATAATATCTTTGGACCCGAAGGAACTTGGGAAGGTGGAAGAGAAAAGGCACCTGCAGCAATCTGTCGTAAAGTAGCATACCTTCCTGAAGAAGGTGGTGCAATTGAAGTCTGGGGTGATGGAAAACAAACTCGGTCGTTCCTCTATATTGATGAATGTATTGAGGCAACTCGTCGTATGATGGAATCTGATTTCATTGGACCAGTTAATATTGGTTCCGAAGAAATGGTTACAATCAATCAACTTGTTGATACTGCTGCTAAAGTTGCTAATAAAAAAGTAGAGAAACTTCATAGACTTGATGCTCCTCTTGGAGTTCGTGGTCGTAACTCCAACAATGATCTTATCCGCGAAAAACTAGGATGGGATTATTCGCAAAGTTTAGAAAAGGGAATTGCCAAGACTTATAATTGGATTAAGGAACAAATTGGAGAATAAAATGAAAAAGAGTAAAAAAATTAAAATTGATAAGTCTTATGTCTTGTCATCTTCTCATGATGAATGTAAATATCTTCTAGAGTATATGGGAAGCACTGCAGTTCATTATTACGGACCTCAACAGGGAAGTGATTATCCTCTTTATGGATATCTATCTACTTTAGTTAATAATACCACAATTTTGGAAGTGGGTACTCATATGGGAGGATCTGCTTGTATGCTTTCTCACAATACTACTAATAAAGTTATTAGCTACGACATTATCGATATTTTAGATAGTCATATAAAACAAAATACAAGAGAAAACGTAGAATTTAGAATTGGAAATTTTATGAATGATAAGATTGATTATGATAATATTGATTTAATTACTATTGATGTTGATCCTCATAATGGATCTCAAGAAAGAGTTATGATTGCATTTTTAGAAGAACATTGGAAAGGCGGACTTTTAATGTTAGATGATATCCACAAAAATCAGGATATGGAAAGATTTTGGGGTGAGATTGATGAATCTAAGCACGGAAAATTTGATTTAACGGATATAGGACATTTCCCTTCTGGAACAGGGTTATTAAATTTTAATAGATACTTTGATTTAAAAGTTGTTTAGTAGGAAACAAAATGATTTTAGATATTGATTATGATCGTGAATGGGATTTTCCATCCGAGCATCAAGAGTCCATAAAAAATTATAAAAGAGTCTGTTTAGAAATGTCTAAAACGGATGAGTTTTATAATTTCAAACAAAATCCAGATTATAGGATAATGTTGGAAGGAGGTCCAAGATTAACTGGGGACTATTTTTTGGGATTGATTAAAGAACACGAATTATATGAAACTTTTATATCCAATCTAGATTTATTCTTCATTAACGATAAAGTAGGAAATCCAGATATTCATGATTTTGGCAACAAAATTATTGGATCAATAACTTCACTAAAGTATGCTTATAATATTTTAAATATACTTCAATTGATTGGAGACGATAAAATTAATAATGTAGTTGAAGTTGGACCTGGATATGGTGGATTAAGTATTGTTTTAGATAAACTTATTAACTTCAAAAAAATTACCTTTATAGATCTTGAAGAAGCAAATCTTTTTAATCAAAGATATGTAAAGGAATTTTCTGATTTTGCACAAAAATGTTCTTTCTTAGATTCGGATAATTATCAAGATGAAAATTTTGATGATATAGATCTTTTTATTGGAGTCAATTCATTTACTGAAGACAAAGTTAGTGTTCAGCAAGATTATTATAAGAATGTAATTTCTAAATCAAAGTATTCGTATATTGTCAGATCTATAGCAACAACTTTTAAAATTAAAACTCATAAAGAATGTGTTGCTCTTTTGGGAGATAACTTTTTAGTTGATGATAGTGAAATCATAGAACAAGATATGGATAATATGGTTGTTTTTATCAAAAGAGAAATTCTATGAAGATTTTTGATTGTTTTATCTTTAACCATGAAATTGAATTATTAGATATTCGATTGAATATTTTAAATGATTATGTAGATAAGTTTATTATTACTGAAGGTGATATTACTTTTTCTGGAAAATCAAAAGAAAGTCATTTTTTAAATAATAGGAAAAAATTTTCCAAATGGGAAGATAAGATTATTCTTAATCAAATTACAATACCAGAATTTAACAGTCCCTGGGATAGGGAAATTTACTCAAGAAATTCGATAATGAATTTGGATATCTTTGAAGATAATGATTTAATCTTAACTAGTGATGGGGATGAAATCCCAAATCCAGAAGTCTTGGAATATAGTAATGAATGGATTAATTCTGAGACTCATTTTACATTTCAACAAAAAGCGTATCATGGATACATTAATAACTTGTATAGTGAGTCTTGGTTTGGAACTCGAGCTGCAACTTATAAGTATATGAAAAATACGACGGTTGATGATATTCGTGAGAGCACTGAGGATGAGAACAAAATTACTGGATCTATTATAACAAATGCTGGTTGGCATTTTACTTATTGTGGTGATGCAAACCATATTAAACAAAAAATATACTCCTTCTGTGATACGCATTTTGATGTTCCAGAAGTAGTAGAAAGTGTTGAGGATAATTTAAAAAATGGGAGAGACGTTTTAAACAGAAATCAAATTAATTATCATAGAGTTGATATCGATGACTCTTTCCCTCAGTATATAATTGATAATCAAGAAAAGTATTCTCACTTAATAAGATGATCGTATCAGAAATTTATAATGGATCTGGATTAGGTAATCAACTTTGGAATATTGTTGCCCCAAGATGTATCGCTGAACATAGAGGATTTCGTTGGGGTGTAAGAAGAGATATTACAAATAGTGCTCAGGGTAGTGCAAATTCTCCATCTTTTGGATTGAAGACATTTAAAGGATGTCAATTTTTACTTAATATTGATTTTGGTGATGAAGTTACTGGGGGAATTACTCATAATGAAGGGCAAGAACCTGTAGAACTTCCTGATGGTATTAAATATTATGCTAGAGAACGATGGGATCCATACCCATCTTCTATGCATCCTTTGCCGAATGAGGATGCTATAATTTACGATGATTTACTGTATAATACAATTCCAGATAATACAAAAGTTGATGGAACTTTTCAGAGGCTGAGATATATTAATGACCGACGTAATGATATTATAGAGTGGTTAAAACCCAGTATTACTGTCACCGAATATTCGAGAGATAATTTTTGTGTAATTCAGTTTAGGGGTGGTGAGTATCTAATTACTTCTGCTTGGTGTCCTCCAGAATATTACAGAATGGCAGCAGATAGGATGCTTGAAATAAATCCCAATATGAAGTTTGGTGTTGTTACTGATGATCCAGAAAATGCTAGGAAGTTTATTCCTTGGGCTCCTATTATTGGATCGTCTGTTTCTGATGATAAAGACCCTTTAGCACATCTACAAGGAACTGGATTTTATGAATATAAAGGAGGACCGATTGGCATTGATTATTCAATATTAAATAACGCTGTTTATTCTATTATTACTTCATCTACCTTTGCTTTTTGGCCCGCTTGGACGAATACAAAATCCAAGATGATTATTGCTCCAAAATATTGGAATGATTATAAACGTTCTACTGGATATTGGAGGGGTGATGATAATATTGTCGATGATTGGACTTATATTGATAAGGATGGTAAAATAATGAATGGAGTTGATTGTAAGGAAGAATACAAGGAGTATCGTAAGAAACATTCCTTTTATGATGATAAACCTGATGTAATTTGATAAAATGTTGGATTTGAAGAATATTACTTTATTTACTTTGTTTGTTCCTTGGGGACAAGATAATAGCGATTGTAGTGGAGTAAAAGATACTATAAAGGCTCTTTACACTTGTATAGAGTCTGTCAAATTTTCTGAAGTTAAATTTATAACTTCAAAGGAAGTAATTGATAATTATGGTAAAGAACTTTTTTCCGATGGAATTATTTGTGAAGAACCAAGTATTCCCATTGAGAATATGAAAGATTATTCCCAATTTATGATCTACCATTTGAATGATTATATTGATACGGATTATGTTTTAACTATTCAATATGATGGATTTATTATTAACCCAGATGCTTGGAGAGATGAATTTTTAGACTATGATTATATTGGTGCTCCTTGGCCATGGAAAACTGATGGATTTGTGACCCCCTTTGAAGAACATATTTCTGTGGGGAATGGCGGTTTTTCTCTCCGTAGCAAAAAACTTCTAGAGGTTCCGTCAAAAGTTGAAGTCCCTTTTGATGTAGTTGCAATGAATGATTTTTACAAAATGTTTGGTGCAATTAATTGGAATGAGGATGGAAATATTTGCGTTCATAATCGCCATATTTTTGAGGAACAAGGATGTAAATTTGCACCAGTTGAAGTTGCAAAATACTTCTCCCATGAAAGTCCCCTAGATATAAACAAAGGTATTGTTCCATTTGGATTTCATGGAAATTTACCTCCAAATATAGAATTAATTTAGTATTATAGGAAGATTTAATTATGCCCTACCTAGACTTTGTATACAGTCCAAAATCATTCTCAGAAGTAGATAATATTTTTCCAGAACTACCTAGGAAAACTAATAGTGATACTTCTAAGTATGCCTTGACACATTTAGAATTTGCTGAAAAAATTAAAGATCTTGCTGGTGATGGAGACATTATTGAGTTTGGTGTCTGTTCTGGGGGAACTATTGTTCCTATTGGGAAAGCAAATCCAGAAAGAAAAGTATTTGGATTCGATCATTTTAAAGGACTAGAAAAATCTTCACAACCAACTCCAGATTATGCTGGATGGTCTGAGGGTGCATTTAGAGTCGGTGATCCAAATAATGCATGGATTCCTAGCACTGTGCAGGATGTAATTAATAGGTGTTCTGAGTCTCCTAATATCAAAATATTTGTGGAAGACGTACATGAAATGAAAGATCCAAGTGATTATGGTATTAGTAAAATTGGTGCAGTTCATATTGATTTAGATATCTATGAACCAACCGTATCTGCTTTTAAGTTCATTGATAAGTGTGAGTGGGATGAACTTTATTTTCGCTTTGATGATTGGCATGGTTATGAACCAGACTATGACTTTCACGAAAGGAAGGCATTTAGAGAATGGTTAGAAAATCATAAGTACAGATACGAAATTTATGAGGATGGTCTGACTGCTGGAGCTAAAGTCTGGAAAAAATGAAGGTATCTGTTACAGTTCCAGTTTATGAATATTATGGTAGGGGTGTTGAATTTTTAGATGATATGTTCAGAACAATTTCACACCAAACCTTAAAGGATGTTGAAGTTGTTGTTTCTGATCATAGTATCGATAGTATCATAGAAGATTATTGTAAATTGAATGAATATGACTTAACAATAAAGTATATTCGAAATGATTTGGATAGAGGAAATCCTTGTAGCAATACAAATGTTGCAATCGATAATTCTTCTGGTGAGGTAGTAAAAGTTTTATTACAAGATGATTTTTTGTATGATACTGAAGCACTTGAAAAAATTTATTATGAATTAAAAAATTCAACATTAAACTGGTTGGTGTGTGGATGTATTCATACTCGGGATGATGGACATACATTTTTTAATTCAATGTATCCAAGATGGTCCGACAATATGATACTCCATAACGGAAACAATTTTATTGGATCTCCATCAGTTCTATCATTTAAAAAGGAAGTTGATATTAGGTTTGATTCAAAAACTGCAATGCTTATGGATGTAGATTTTTACTATAATATGAAACTTAAATACGATCATCCAATTTACATGGATGATATTTTAATAGGAAATCGTGTTAGAGATACGCAAACTTGGAAAGAAAGAATTAGTGATGAAGAAATTGACAATGAATTTAAATATGTTTATGAGAAGTACCAAATAAAATTATGAATCATAAGTATTATTTTTCAGTAGCTTCAATGTTTAAAAATGAAAGTTGGAGCCTAAAAGAATGGATAGAGCACTATAAATTACATGGAGTAGATCACATTTACTTAGTTGATGATTTTAGTGATGATGATTATCTTCCAATTCTTCAACCATATATTGATGCCGAATATGTAACACTTTTCAAAAGTGATATATCTAAAAGATATATTGGTAGGCAACTTGATATAACAAATAAGTATCTTCTTCCAATTGCAAATGAATCAAAGTGGATTGCTCAAGTTGATTTAGATGAATTTCTCTACAGTCCTAAGGCAATTGATTTAAAAGATATTTTCGTTAAATATGAAAATTATGGAAAAGTAATAACAAATTGGGTATGGTTTAATTCGAATGATTTTATTAAACACCCTAAAGGTGGTATAGTTAAAAACTTTAATAAACGAGCAGAATATAATGCAAAAGTATTATGTACTTTGTATAGTCATGCTGCTCCAAATGGACAAAATGAACCAGAATGGCAAATTTTAGATGCACCAAAGTGTATTGTGAATACGGATTTTGGTATCAAAGCTTTTACCGTTCATGATGTAATTAACGATGGTCCAAGTATAAATTTGTCTTATAAAACAAATTCGGATGATCCTGAATTACTATTAAATCATTATCAATTACAATCTAGAGAATATTGGGAGACTGTAAAAATGCATCGAGGTGATTGCAATCATTGGTATACTGGGAATACTAGGGGATGGCATGCCTTTTATTCTTTAGATATTGGTGATATAATAGATAATAGATTGAAAGAACAAAATATGGGAATTGAACTATGACTATTGGGATGAATAATCTTGGTAAGAATGGTAGGATTGGAAATCAAATGTTCCAATATGCTGCTCTTGTTGGTATTGCTAAAAATAAAGGTTATGATTTTAGAATTCCAAATGATTGCGATTTAACTCGTGGATTTGAAATGCTTCATTGTGGAGATCGTTACGGTTTGGTTGATGGTGATGAAGTTGAACTTCATGATTCTCACGAGTTCTGTGAAGATTTATTTAATGAGTGTCCTAATCATATAACACTCAATGGATATTTTCAAACTGAAAAATATTTTAAAAATGCTGAAAAATTAATTCGTTTGGACTTTAAATTTAAGAAAGAAATAATAGAGGAAGTTGAAAAATATTATGGTGATGTCTTAAAAGAAAATCCAGTATCGATTTGCCTAAGAGATTATAATAAGACATTTGATTATCCTGGATGTGAAAATAACCATAGAAATCTTCCAATCTCTTATTTTAATGAGGCAATAGAAAAGATGGGTAAAGACAGAATTTATATTGTCTGTTCTAATAATATTGACATTTATAGGGATTATTTTAAAGGTGATAATTTTATCTTTAGTGCTGTAGAGTCTAGAGTAGAAAAGCAATTTTTGGATCTTTGTTTAATATCTAAATGCCAAGATTTTATTATTTGCAATAGCACTTTTAGTTGGTGGGGTGCTTGGTTAGCAAATCGTGGAACAGTTATCGCTCCAAGTCCTTGGTATGGTCCGGGACTTTCTCATATTAACACTATTGATTTATATCCAGAACATTGGAGGAAAATTAAATGCTAGTAACAGTAACAAGTCACGCTGGAATTGCGAATAGAATTAAAAATACAATGAGTGCCTTATCTCAGAATTATGAAGTGGGAACTTTATACGATACTATGCATTATATTTTTCCATCTCTCACTAAAGTTGAGGAAATGATTAATTCTTATGAAGAAGATTGGCGATTATATGTAACTGCAGATGAACAGAAATATATTAATGATTATAAAACTATAGATCTTTTATACGAAAAGACTCCGAGTTACTTTGTTGAAAAATATTTGAATATACTTGATAAACTTAAAATTAATCCAGATATTATTGAGTATGTGAATGACTTTACTAAAGATTGGAATAATATGGTAGGAGTTCATATTCGTTCTTGGTATTGTCAAAAAAGAAGATTTCATAGTAATGATATCTTTGAGGAACAAATTGATAAATTAAATCCAGAAAAGTTTTTCTTTTGTTCTGATAATTCTGATGTTCAGGACTACTTTATTGAAAAATATGGAGATAAAGTTATAACTTATGATCGGCAAGTTTTCAATCAACCCCATTTAGCAGAATCTGGACACCATGATAATATCCAATTAACTACGGATGCTTTTATTGAACTATTAATTTTGTCAAGATGTAGTACAATTGTTGGAACTTATGATAGTACCTTTGATGAAGTTGCTTGGTGGTTTAGTGGTTGTAAATCGAAGGTTATTATCCCACAACCCAAAAATTTTGATCAACAATATCACGACTCGCAGTTTATTAAAAAATGAAACACGATTTATCTAAAGCCACGTTTATCGTTCCAATTCGGATAGAATCTGAAGATAGGATGCGTAATGTTATTACATCTATTTTATTTCTTCTTGAAAATTTTGATACCACTGTGATTGTGAAGGAAGTAGATACTACTTCTGTATTTGAACAAGATGTTCTTCCTCAAATTAAAGAATGTAGTACTAGTGTTGAAAATTTAATTCATATCTTTGAGCAATCTGATGATCCTGTTTTTTATCGAATGAGGATATTGAATGAGATGTTGAATATGACCAAAAATGATATTGTAGTTAATTGTGATTGTGATATTGTTTTGCCAATACAATCTTATCTTGATGCATACAATTTAATTCTTTCTGGGGAAGCGGATGTAGTTTATCCTTACGGAAATGGAAATTATCAGAAGCAAGTTTTTGCTAATGATGAACTTGTCTCTGAATTTTTAAGTAATGAGTGTGACTTCTCTATTTTAGAAAGTAAATCAAATATTTCTACTTCTGATTTTGGTTGGATTCAGTTTTTTAATCGGAAAGTTTATATTGAAGGTGGAATGGAGAATGAAAACTTTAGAGGATCATCTCCAGAAGACAAGGAAAGATTTTACAGATTTACGACATTGGGTTATAATGTAAATAGACTTGATAGTTTTATTTACCATCTAGAGCATAGTAGGGGGAGAAACTCTTGGCCGACTTCTATTCAGGGTAATCCATATATGCAACAAAACTTTGAGTTGTGGAATAGAATTCAAACTATGAATAAAGAAGAACTATTGAATTATTATTCAAAACAAGAATATTTAAAAAAGTATGATAATCGCGTCTTGTCCTCTTAGGGTTTCTTTGTTTGGTGGATCAACTGACAATCCATATTTTGTCGAAAAGTTTGGGTATGGTTCGGTCATTAGTTTTACTTGCGATTTAAAGACTTATGTAACTATTAGTCAGGATAAATTTGGATTTAATAAAGATCAACACAAATACATTATTAACTATTCTGTAAGAGAAGAAGTATCCACAATTCAAGAAATTAAAAATGATGTGATAAGAGTTGTTCTTGAATATTTTGATATGCCACCAGTTCAAGTTACTCTGACTAGTGATGCTTATTCTCAAGGGAGTGGATTGGCATCATCGTCTTCTTACATTATTAGTTTAATCAAAGCGTGTATTCTCTTTCTCAATATTCATATGACTGATATTGAGATTTGCAAGATTGCTTATGAACTGGAACTAAAGTTTAATCCTTATTGTGGATATCAAGATCCTTACGGATGTGGTATCGGAGGATTTAAAAAAATAGAATTTATCAAAGGTGGAATTGTAAAGTATGATTTCTTATCGACCAAGTTATTTCAACTTTATGATATGCACCTTGTTTTTACTGGAGTTACTAGAAATTCTAAGAGTGTGTTGAAGGATGTAACGGATAATATTGATAAGGCAAAACCTCTTCTAGGAACGCTTGATAGATCTTATAATGCAATTATTCAAAATGATTATGGTAAGTTCCTAAATTATTTAAATAAGAGTTGGATTCAAAAGAAGAAAACAAGTTCCACAATTACTGAAAATCTTTCCATTCAAGAAATTGATACATACTTGAATGAGAATGATACCGTAATTGCTCATAAATTATGTGGTGCTGGAAATGGAGGATTTTTTCTAGTGTTTTCTGAAAAAGACAACTTGAATATTTCTCATCAATCTGTTAGAATAGATGTAACACCTACTGGAGTTTCTGGAATTAAAATATGAGTAATCCTTTTATAAGTTATATTGAAGCACTACAGGGTGCTCATATTGAGGAACAGTTCCAAAAGTTTAAATCTGCTTTTGAAAAATATAATAATATTATTATCTTGGGCAATGGTGGTAGTAATGCTGTCGCTTCACATATCTCCCAAGATTATGTGAAGTTTCATAATAAGAACTCTATGGTTTTTTCTGACCCATCTATGTTGACTTGCTTTATTAATGACTTTGGAATGGAAAATGCTTATTGTCGTTTTCTTCAGTATTATGCCAAAGTCGATACACTTTGTATTTTAATTAGTTCTGGGGGAGAATCTAAGAATATTATTAATTGTATTAAGTACTGTGAGGGCAATTCTATTCCTTATGGCATACTTACTGGATTTAATCCAGGTAATATGGCAAGAAGTATTGCCCATAATGCATTATGGGATTACCATATAGATAGTAGAGATTATGGAATTGTTGAGTGTGTCCATCAAATTTTTCTTCATGGTGTAGTATGAGATATTGTTTTGATATTGATGGAACTCTTTGTGATACCCCAAATAATGAGTTAGGCAAACCTGATTATACAAATGCAAAACCTGTCCCATTTATGGTGGAGCAGGTCAATCGTTTATATGATGGGGGGCACTATATTATTATGCAGACTGCCAGAGGTAAAGGTTCTGGAATAGATCATACAGAACTTACTAAGAAACAACTGAATGAGTGGGGATATAAGTATCATGAGTTGTTCCCTATGTTCTGCAAACCAACTGCAGATATCTTTGTAGATGATAAAGCAGTTAATGTGGAAGATTGGAAAAATAAACAACCACCTAAGGTTGGTATTGTCGCAGGAGCATTTGATGTAATCCATCCAGGATATGTTAGAATGTTTAGAGAATCAAAACAATATTGCAATCATTTGACAGTAGCACTCCATAAAGATCCTTCAACTGAAAGGAAACATAAACTCAAACCAGTTCATTCTTTAGAAGAAAGAACTGAAATACTTTTAGCAATGAAAGATGTGGATAGTGTAGTTTATTACTCAACCGAAGAAGAATTCTTGAACTATCTTCGTAGTGGAAAATATGATATTCGTTTTATTGGTTCAGATTATATGAATGGGTCTTATACTGGAAAAGATATAGATATTAAGATTATTTGGTTGGATAGGGAAAATCATAACTATTCTACAACCAGATTAAAAACGAGAATTTATGAATCTATTAAATTAAAAATCGGTGAAACGTATGACTAAGAGTTTGGTGACGGGTGGAGCAGGATTTATTGGTTCCCACATTGTAGATAAGTTAGTTGAACTCGGACACGAAGTTATTGTTATTGATAATGAGTGTGCCAATAATGAAAAATTCTATCATCATGATTCTGCAAAATATTTTAAAGAAGATATTCGTGATTACAAAAATACCCGTCAAATTTATGATGGGGTTGATTATGTATTTCACTTAGCTGCAGAATCTAGACTTCAACCTGCGATTGAAAATCCCATTGATGCTGTTGATCGGAATTGTGTAGGATCTTGTGTTGTCTTACAATGTGCTCGTGAGGCGGGGGTGAAGAGAGTTGTTTATTCTTCAACGTCTTCTGGATATGGAAATAATCCCCATCCGAATATGGAGATTCAACGAGATGACTGTTTGAATCCGTATTCTGCTTCTAAAGTTGCTGCAGAAAAATTCTGTAAAATGTATTCTGATCTTTATGGATTAGAGACAATTTGTTTGAGATACTTCAATGTTTATGGGGAAAGAGCACCTAAAGTAGGACAATATGCCCCAGTAATTGCAATTTTCAATCGCCAACGTGCTGCTGGAGAACCTCTGACAATTGTTGGTGATGGTGAGCAACGTAGAGATTTTATTCATGTTTCCGATGTTGTAAATGCAAATATTTTGGCGGCATCTAAAGAAGTTGATTCGAAATATTTTGGGGAAGTTTTTAATGTAGGATCTGGCAAAAATATTACTGTACAGGAAATTGCAGATCTAATTTCTTCGGATCAAGTTTATTTGCCAGCTAGAGTTGGGGAGGTAAAAGTATCTCTTGCTAGTATTGATAAAATTCAAACTGTTTTTGGATGGACTCCCAAAATCAATTTAATTGAATGGATTAAAGGAAAGGAAGTATGAAAATTGCAATTCTAGGATCATCAGGTCAAATTGGTGCGTATCTAACCGAATATTTAAGAAACAAAGAACATGAAGTTTATGAGTTTGATGTGGTAAATGGACCGCAACAAGATCTAACTACAATTCCAAATCCAGAACTCAATAAGATTATTGAAGAAGCAGACTTTGTATTCTTCTTAGCATTTGATGTTGGTGGATCGCGTTATTTGAAAAAGTATCAGCATACCTTCGACTTCATCAATAATAATGCAAGACTAATGGTAAATGTCTTTGGACTTCTTGAGCAATATAAGAAAAGGTTTGTATTTGCATCATCGCAGATGAGTAATATGAGTTATTCCCCTTATGGAGTAATGAAGAGAGTGGGAGAACTTTATACACAAACTCTTCAAGGTCTTACTGTCCATTTCTGGAACGTTTATGGAATTGAACATGATTTGGAAAAATCTCACGTTATTACTGACTTTATCCGAAAGGGTTTTGAGACTGGTATAATTGATATGCTCACTGATGGTCAGGAACAAAGGGAATTTTTGTATGCTGAGGATTGTTGTGAGGCATTAGAAACAATTATGCTAAATTATAATGAATTTAGACCTGAAGATAAACTTCATATTACAAGTTTTAATTCAACAAAAATTATTGATATCGCATCATTTATTGTGGGGCAATTTAACTTAATTGGTAAATATGATGTTAAAGTGATTCCATCAGAAGAAAAGGATACTGTCCAATTGGATAAAAGAAACAGACCTGATACGTTTATAACTAAGTGGTGGATGCCAAAAACGACAATTCAGGAAGGAATTGCAAAAGTATTTGAGGTAATGAAAAATGATTGGATTTGATGCTATAGGAACGATGGGTCGTCTGGGAAATCAGATGTTTCAACACGCTGCTCTGAAGGGTATTGCTCGCCATCATGGATTTGGGTATTGTATTCCCCCACAAAATCCCGATATTCAGATTGATAATTATGGTTTATTAGAAGCATTTGAAATGAAGAATGTGGATCATATTAAATTTTCATACAGTATGCTTCCAGTTCAAGAATCTTATTTTCATTTTGATGAGACATTGTTTAATGAATGTCCCGATAATTCTAATATTGCCGGATTTTTTCAGACTGAAAAATACTTTAAACACGTTGAAAGAGAAATTAGAGAAGACTATACATTCAAACAAGAATGGTTAAATCCTTGTTTGGAGTTTATGGGGCAGTTTAAGGATCAGGAAGTTGTTTTTCTTCACGTCCGTAGGGGAGATCCTAACTTAACCGATAGGCGAGGATTTAAGTGGGCTTATGTAAATATTCAAGATCAGCATCCTGTTCAACCTCTTGAGTATTATCAGAAAGCACTTTCATACTTCCCAGAAGATATGCCAGTTTTAGTTTTCTCGGATTCAATTGGCTGGTGTAAGGAACAAGAATTATTCAAACCAGATCGCTTTATGTTTTCTGAACCAGAAGATAAACACGATGATGGAGCACTAGTTCCCTATGTTGATTTGTGTTTGATGTCTCTGTGTTCCCATGCTATAATTGCAAATAGTTCTATGAGTTGGTGGGGTGCCTGGCTAATTTCAAACACAAATAAAAAAGTAATAGCACCTCAGATGTGGTTTGGACCTTCGTATAGTTTTCACAACACTCAAGACCTTTATTGTGACGATTGGACTGTAATCTAATGGATAAAAATAAGTCAGTATATAAACTCAAAAATATTGCTCCAATTTATTATTTAAATCTGGATGATCAACCAGAAAGAAAAGAATATATGGAGGGGCAGTTGAAGTATTGGGGAATTGAAAACTATACTAGAATCTCTGCCTATGATGGAAGACAAGATGATTTAAGTGATATTATTAGAGGTCGTTATCCCGAAAATATGACTTCTGGTGAAATTGGTTGTACTACTTCACATTTGAAAGCAATCAAGTATTGGATGGAGACTTCTGATAGTCCTTATGCCATTTTTATGGAAGATGATGTTGATTTAGACATCGTTCGTTTTTGGGATTTTACTTGGACTGAATTTGCTTCTAGACTTCCTTATGATTGGGATGTAATTCAATTAGCCATTATTTGTACAGGTAATTTGCACGTTAAATTGCATCGCCGTTTTATCAATGACTTTTCTACTGCTTGCTATATGATTACTCGCCACCACGCGGAAAAATTATTGAGACATCACATAAGAGGTGACAAATATAAGATTGATAACGGAGTTAAGCCTAGAGCAGTTGCTGATGATTTAATTTATAATTCTGGGAATACTTATGCGATTCCTTTATTTTTATACAAGATTGAATTGGGATCTTCTATTCACCCAGAACACATTGATATTTTTCATCGTGCAAGTCATGATGGATTGCGTAATTTTTGGCAACAGCAGGGATTTGAATTAAAAATTGATGATCTTATGAATTATGATCCATATTTGGGTAGAATAACTGACCCAACGCCTGTCAATCAATAAGCATTTATACTCATATATGTTAGGACATCCCAACATAAGTCCTTGACAAATCTTTACATTCCCTATATAATTCTGTAACAGTTCTTTACAACCCTATTATGACTGTAACGACTAATGAGCGCGGACAAATGAATATGTTCGCAAAAGAACCTACGATGTGGATGTCTAAAGAAGATATCGAACGTTATGGTTTTGAACCCTATGCAGAAAAAGCAGAAAAAATGAATGGAAGATGGGCAATGATGGGATTTGTTGCTGGTATTATTTCTTATGCTATCACTGGCAACTTCTTCTTCGGCGTCTTCTGATGACTGAAGCAATTTGGACAATCACCTCAGTTGCATTCTTTGTGCTTCTGTGCTATTCTGTAGAACAACTTGCTGAAACTTACTGAAATTTATGGCAACTTATCAAGTTACTCTTCAATCCCCTGACGGTACTGAAACCGTAATTCAGTGTCCTGACGATCAATATATTCTCGAAGCGGCGGAAGAAGCAGGCGTAGATCTTCCTTCATCCTGCCGCGCTGGTGCTTGCTCTGCTTGTGCTGGCAAACTGATTAGTGGTACTGTAGATAATGGCGAGCAATCATTCCTAGATGATGAGCAAATGGAAGAGGGATTCATTCTCACTTGTGTTGCTTATCCTGTTAGCGATTGTGTTATCCTTACCGAACAGGAGGAAAATCTGTGATGAAAGCAGTCATTACTTTTCTTGCCGTATTCTTCCTTGCCCTCCCAGCATGGGCAGTAGATGTTACGATGGGTTCTAATGGCAATCTTGTTTTTGAACCTGCAGACATCTCAATCTCTGCTGGAGACACCGTTCATTTCGTGAATGGTATGCTTCCCCCTCACAATGTAATTGTTGAGGATCATCCAGAACTTTCTCATGACGGACTTCTGTTTGCTCCTGGTGAGAGTTTTGATGTTACCTTCACTGAAGCGGGAGATTACACTTTCTGGTGTGCTCCTCACAAAGGTGCTGGTATGATTGGACACGCTCATGTGGGGTGATATGATCTTTCTTTGCAATGCTCATCAACCCCCTCAAACTATTATTAATCACGATATTATTCATATGTTTGTATGTTGTCTTGCTATCGCTGGAGGAGTTGCGGCAATCGTATATGCCGTGAATCAATCTAGAAAAAATAAGGATCACAACTCATGAGTGCTGGAATGTTAGGGCAACTCGCTCTTGCTCTTGAAAAACTTGGATGGGACGCCAACGATGAAATCTCTGTAGATATCGGTGGTGTAGCGGCAACAGGAACCGCAACTCATCCAGATGCTAATGTTAAATGGGCAAAACCTTTTGGGACAGTAACTTATCAGAATGATGCTTTCATTGTGATCAAAAACAAAACCAGAAGTCCTATGGTTTTTTCCCAACCCAATCCTGAACTTAAACAACATCACCCCTATAATGGAGAAAACAAATGAACAAAATTTTTACTGAAAAGGCTGAGCGTATCAACGGTTGGTTTGCGATGATTGGAATTATCGCTGCTATGGGATCTTATGCTCTTACTGGTCAAATTATTCCTGGCGTATTCTGATGGAGGGAACTATGCGTAGAGAAGGATACGAAATTCCAAAAGTAGAATTTATTTTCCGAGAGTCGGGAGAGTTTGTAACTCGCACCTCTGCCGAACTCTTTAACAACAAGCGTGTAGTAATTTTCTCACTTCCTGGCGCATTTACTCCTACTTGTTCTGCATACCAACTTCCTGGATTTGAAGAGAAGTATGAGGAATTCAAAGCACTGGGTATTGATGAGATCTATTGTATCTCTGTGAATGATGGTTTCGTAATGAATGCTTGGGCACAAGATCAAAACATTCAAAACGTAAAACTCATTCCCGATGGCAATGCTTACTTCACTCGCTCTATGGGTCAACTCGTTGCCAAGACCAATCTTGGTTTTGGTGAGCGTTCTTGGCGATATGCTGCTGTGGTAGATAATGGAGTTATTGAAAAACTCTTTGAAGAATCAGGTAGAACCGATAATGCTGCTACCGACCCTTATGAAGCAACTACTCCAGAGGCAGTCCTGGAGTATGTGAAATCAACTGTGAGGGAAACCGCACCAGTTTGATATAATAAGACATAATACTTATACTCTGCCTCTAAATAAGGAAGCAGAGTTTTTTTATGTTATGCCGAGAGGGCACCTTACGAAAGATATAATCAAGACCGAAGTTCTAAAGATAAAGAATGAACTGAATAATGAAAATATTACTTGGACATCAGATCCAAAGGCATTAGCAGACAAGTATCTGAATAAAGTATTGGATAAGATTGCTGAGTACGCACACTAAATATTTTTAAAGATTTGATACGATGGCACTTTCTCACTCACCATCTATAGTGACGAATGGTTTGGTTTTATGTTTGGATGCTGGTAATCCGAAGAGTTATGCTGGTATTGGAACTGTTTGGACTGATTTAAGTGGGCAGGGGAATAATGGAACTTTGGTGAATGGACCGACTTATAGTAGTTCTAATGGAGGAAGTATAGTTTTTGATGGAGGTGATGATATCGTTAGCATCTCAGATAGTAACATATTAGATATTACTACTTCCATATCTTTAGAATCTTGGATATACGCAACAAAAAGTACTGGTATTCAAAATGTAATTTCTAAATCAAGTGCAAGTCAAAACAATTCATATATTTATCCTAGAACTGATGATGGATGGACTACTGCAACATTTTATCTTGGTGTACCTATTTTTACTACACTAATAGCATCTTGGCCCAGTAGAGATGCCTGGCATCATACTGTAGCAACTTATGATGGTGCAACTATGAAAATTTATATTGATGGTGTTTTATCAAATTCAAAAAGTCAATCTGGAACAATTAGTACGAATACTAATTCTTTAACTATTGGTAGTCAACCAGGATATGGTGAATATTATGGTGGCAGAGTATCAGGAGCAAAAATATACAACAGAGCACTCACGGCATCAGAAATTCAACAAAACTATAATGCTCTTAGAAGCAGATTTGGAATCTAAATAAGACAAAGAGGTATTGTGAGAATATGGGAGTAACTTATAATCCACGCATTGTGACTGATGGATTAGTATTAGCACTTGATGCTGGCAATATAAAATCATATGATAAGTATGAGAATATTCATTTATATTCAAATAGTCTTGATGTTTCTGCAACCCCATCTGGTTATGGTGGAGGGTATAATCAAGGATGGCAGCAGAATCCAGGAGATATTACAAAATTAAATGATGGATATGGAACTTATTTTACTACAACATATTCATTAGTTTGGAGTGCTTATGGTATGTGCGATACAAGTGCATCTACCGTATATACCGTTTCTTTTTATGCAAAATCAAATACTGTTGCAAACATAAGACCTAGACTTTATAGTAATGTAAATGGTACTGTTTCTACTGGAATTTATCAAAGTCTTCAAACTGGAGGTGTTTCGGATTCTGGAGGATGGCGCAAATTTACATTTTTTATGCCTTCAACATCAAACACAGGTAATAGTTTAATAATAGAATTAGATACTGGAACTGGATTTGATATAAAAAATATTCAGGTTGAAAAAGGAAGTACCGCAACTGATTACTACCCAACAACAACTACTGCGAAAAATAGAGGAACCACACTAACTGACTTAAGTGCTCGTGGTAATAATGGAACTCTTACGAATGGACCGACTTTTAGTAATTCTAATGGTGGTTCTTTAGTTTTTGATGGTATTGATGATACCCTTCCAACTTTATTATCAACCAATACTCTTAATAATATTACACAATCTGTTTGGTTTAAATGGAATGGTACTAATCAATCAAGTGCTATTATCTATCTGGGTAATTCTAATAGTAATGGATTTGGATTGTATATAGGATCTAGTGGAACTCCTAGTAATTTATTGGGGGTACTTTTTGGTGGTTCTCTATTTAATGCCTTATCATCTTCTGTTACACTCACAACAAATTGGACTAATTTTGTAATCACAAGAGATTCTACTACGACATCATTATACCAGAACGGCAGTTTATTTGATTCTACGACTAACACACCTCTAACATCAGCATCTTATCCATTTATTGGAAATTTTAATGCTGGAGGAAATATCTCAAATATTAGTTTTTATAACAGAGCACTCACAGCAGCAGAAATTCGACAAAACTATATTGCTCTCAAAAATAAATTTATCCTAGATGGTTCTTTATCTAATCCGTTTGAAAGTCCAGTACAAGCACAAAGTTTGGGATTTTCTGCGGGAACTTATTACTTCAAATCTGGGGAAACGTCTTCGGCACAACTATTGGAGTATCAACCAAATTATTATGAAAGCAAACCATTTTGTTGTGTTTTTAGGTCTTCATATGCTTCTACTGCAACTACAAACAAGATAGACTTGAGTATTCCTATGGCAGGATTATTGGTACAAAGAGATACTTTAGATTTAAGAGGAGCAGTATATTGGTCATCTCCAATTACTTATACTACAGTTGGAGGTTCTGGAAATAATACTGCAGATAGTGGAACTGGATATGCAGGGTCTAATGCTCGTAGAGTTATACTGGGCAATGCTGGAGGTCACGGATTATACAATACTGGACAAGTATCGTGTAGTTGGGCAACTGCTGCTGGTGCTATCGGTGCTGGTTGGGATGGTAGTAGTTGTGGTTCATTTCCCAATGGTTTGTTATGGGGAACTGGAAACGGTAGTAGTGCAACATATGACAATCGAAGTGGTACTTGGTCTCACTGGATTACTTGGGGTTAGAATCTAAATACTTCAAAAACTATGTACGAAGCACGACAGTTTGCAATCTTCTCAACATCAGAACTCAATCAAATCAACTTTGATGAGGTCTTGGAAACTTCTGCAGATACTGTAAGAAAATCTGTAGATGAGACTAAGACATTTGTGAAGTGGGACGGAGAAACTGTACCACCATCAGTACAAACACTCACAACAGTTGAGGGTCCTTATACTTATACAGAGATTTTGGGAATATTGAGTACTCCTGAATGGTCCGCACCGATGGAGGAAGTATAAGGTGGGTGTTTATAGTGGTGTAGAACCAACTTGGGCAGCACAAACCAATTCTGGAAGAACCCATATTGCCACAAAAGGTGTAGATCAGACAGGACTTGTATTAAACCTTGATGCTGGTGTTTCAAGTTCTTATTCTGGCATCGGAACTTCTTGGACAGATCTGAGCAGTAACAATAATAGTGGGGAACTTTCTATAAAGGATAGTTTTTATAAAACTTATGATTTTGAAGTTGCCGATTATATTATTCCCAATTCTCCTCCGAGTAGTTTATCAATTTTTAGTTCTTCTGATTATGGAACAATAAATTTTGATGGCACTCAAAATTATTTAAATTTTTCTGCCTCTAGTCTGGGTTCTACAACTAGTGTAGAAATATGGGCAAAACTTGGGGCGAATTATACAAATAATACTTTTTTAAGTTTTGGAAATTATACTGTTTGGTGTGGATCTGGGGGATTAGGATATAATACTTCTAATAATGATCTTTATGGTTTATCTTCTGCAAATGTTTCAACCTTGGGTCTGGTAGGTAATTGGAAACATTATATTTTTGAAATGAGAAGTGATGTCTCTTATACAAACAATAAGATTTATATAAACGGACAAAATCAAACTTTATCGCAGCAACAGGGAACAGAACTTTCTACATATAGGAACTTTAATAATGGTTCTGGAAGAATCTCTTCTTGGCAGTCAATTCCTGGTTATGAAATGCCAATGAACTTTGCTCTTGTTAGAGTTTATAATACATCATTATCTCAGGATCAAATAACCAAGCAGTTTGATGTAATTCGTAAAAGGTTTGGTATATAGTAAAGAATAAATAATCATACTTAGCAACTTGGATTACTAAAAGATGGCAAGAAAGGCAATAGTTGAAACAGGATATACTTTTACTCCTGGTGCAAGTGGTGTAGGTAGTGTTGTTATACCAAAAGCAATTCCAAGAGAACGATTAATATTAATTACAAATGTAACTTCAAATACTGTAATTTATAATTTTTCAGATTCTAATTTAAGAGCAACTTCATATACAGTAAGTGGATCCGCAGATACTTCTACTGTAGTTTTGAACTACAGCACTACAGGAATGAGTGCTGGTGATAAACTTCAGATTATTGTTGATGAATATGATGAAAAAATTACTCCATCAGAAACTTTGATGGACCCTGTGGGTAAAATGCGAGTCTCTACTCCACAGGCACTGATTGATACTGACTTTGAATATGGAACTCAGCCTACTAAATGGGAAACTACAACTCTTCTGAATAATAAACCTTCTGCATTTTATGATGCAACAACACCACTCACCATTACTAATATTGCAGGCACAGGAACTAGAACGGTTACAGTAACATCAACGGCAAACCCTGGTGTTGGTGTTCCTATTTTTGTTCAGGACGCAACAAATCCACTTGCAAATGGATGGCAACTGACAGAAACTAGTGCTGCAGGCAACTTTACTTATGTTGCAAGAGCAAACGTAACAAATGGTACGATGTATGATGCATCAAAAACTTATGTGTATAGTGGAAGTTTCTTTACTGGTGCTCCAATTACCGTAAGTTCAACCGCAGGAGCTGCATTTATTAACACAGGAACTGCAGTTACTTGCACAACAACAAATAATCACGGATTATCTATTGGTGATGGTATTTTTGTAAGAAACACAACAGCATCAACCAACCCACCAAACGGAGCATTTTTTGTAAAGACTATTCCAACCTCAAATACATTTACTTTTGATGTTGACTTAGCACCTACAGGAACAATTACAGCAACTGGTGGAACACAAAATCTTTATGTAAGACCTTATACTTCATCAATTCATAGACCTTTTGATGGTGGTGTAAGTTTCTCTGCTGGTACTCCTTATCACGGCAACCAACTGATTCGTCAAACCAGAAGATATTTCCGTTATCAGTCTGGTAAGGGTATTCAATTCAGTACTGGCACAAACTTAAAACCAACATTTTCAATTGATAACATTACATCATCAGGCACAACAGTTACTGTAACTTGTAAGTTTCCTCATAACCTAGGACCAGGGGGAACCGTAATTGTTTCTGGTGCAGACCAAGCAGCATACAATGGTACATTTACAGTCGCAACAGTACCAACAGATTTAACATTTACATATACTGCACTATCTACTCCATCATCATCACCAGCAACAGGATTTCCACTTACAGTCTCACCAGCAAATTGGTATGGTTCCAAGGTTCGTATTGGAATGTTTGATGAACAGAATGGATTTTTCTTTGAATACGATGGACAGACATTATATGCAGTAAGAAGAACAAGTACAGACCAACTTGCAGGTGGAGTTTCAGTTACTAATGGTTCTCCTGTAGTTACTGGTACTAATACTAAGTTCTCAACCGAACTCAAACCCGGTGATTATGTGGCAATTCGTGGAATGAGTTACCTGATTCTTTCCATTACAAGTAATACTCAGATGATTGTTTCTCCAGAATATAGAGGAACAACAATTAGTAGTGGTGCGGTTGTTGTTACAAAGAGAACTCAACAAAGAGTTGCACAAAGTTCTTGGAATATTGATAAGTGTGATGGTACGGGTCCTTCAGGATTTAATCTTGACCTTACCAAGATGCAAATGCTTTATATTGATTATTCTTGGTATGGTGCAGGAGCAATTCGTTTTGGATTTAAGAATCAAAGAGGTGAAATCATTTATGCTCACCGTATTCCAAATGCGAACCTAAGAACAGAAGCATATATGAGGTCTGGTAACTTACCAGCACGTTATGAGTGTAATACAATTCCACCGATTACTTATCTGACCTCATCATTGGCAAATGCCGCAACTTCTATGTCAGTTGCAGATACATCAGATTTTCCTTCTGCAGGAACTCTTGTTGTTCGTGCTGCTGGAAATACTGGTGCAACAGTTGAGTATGTTAATTACACTGGAAAAACTGCAACATCATTTACCGGACTTACAAGAGCAGTTACAAACCTCACAGGTCCTGGTGGTCTAACCGGTGGCGGCGGAACTTCAACCGCTGGAGGTGGAACATTTACATTCTCTGCTACTGCTCCAATTTCAGTTGAGATGCATTCTCCACAACACGCCGCAAGTGTTGGTCACTGGGGTTCATCGGTGATTATGGACGGTAGATATGATGATGATAAATCTTTCATCTTTACTGCAGGTATGGTTACTGCACTATCTGTAAATGCTGGTGCAACCAATGCTCTTCTTTCAGTTCGTCTTTCTCCTAGTGTTGATTCCGGACTTACAGGAACAATTGGACAAAGAGAATTAATTAACCGAATGCAATTAACTCTTCGTGAAGTTGGTCTTCTATCTGGAGGAACCTTCTTAATTAACTTGGTATTGAATGGAAGAGTAAGTGCTGGAACTTACACAAACGCTGGTGGTTCTTCACTTGCTCAAGTGTGTCTTCATACAGCAGGAACTACTGTTACTGGAGGCGAAAGCATCTATTCATTCTTTACTACTAATGGTGTTGTTACGAAAGAATTGGGTCTTGTTCGTGATTTGGGCAATTCTATTCTTGGTGGAGGTACTGCTCTAACTGCGCCAACTACAGTAAATAATATATATCCAGATGGTCCAGATTTGGTAATTGTTACTGCAAGAAATGTTGGTACAGCAGCAACCACAATTAATGCAAGACTTTCCTGGTCGGAGGCACAGGCATAACTTTAGGACACTTAGGTAATTGGACCTATTGACAGGATTTCCTAACAGTGTTATGATAAATACATCAACAAGTTAAGAACTGTTACAACTTCTTAACCTTTGTGCTCCCGTTTAACCGAGACCTATGGGAGGGTAAATCACGTCTCTCATATCCACGCCTGAGGGTGGTGTGGAGCATAATACCGTAAAGTTCGTCCCTCCGAACATTACTTACCCTAAACAAAACAAATGACTGCTACAATTGCTCAACAACGTTCCACAAATACCTGGAACCAATTCTGTGAGTGGGTTACTTCCACTAACAACCGTCTGTATGTTGGTTGGTTCGGAGTTCTTATGATTCCTTGCCTTCTTGCTGCTACGACTTGCTTCATTATCGCTTTCGTTGGTGCCCCCCCTGTGGACATTGACGGCATTCGTGAACCCGTTGCTGGTTCTCTAATGTACGGAAACAACATCATCTCTGGTGCCGTTGTTCCCTCTTCAAACGCCATTGGACTTCACTTCTATCCTATTTGGGAAGCAGCGAGTCTTGATGAATGGCTCTACAACGGTGGTCCTTTCCAACTTGTAGTCTTCCACTTCCTCATCGGCATCTATGCTTATATGGGACGTGAATGGGAACTTTCTTACCGTCTAGGTATGCGTCCTTGGATCTGCGTTGCTTATAGTGCTCCTGTTGCTGCTGCATCTGCCGTATTCCTGGTCTATCCTTTCGGTCAAGGTTCTTTCTCTGATGCGATGCCTCTTGGTATCTCTGGTACGTTTAACTATATGCTTGTCTTCCAAGCAGAACACAATATCCTGATGCACCCATTCCATATGCTTGGAGTTGCTGGTGTGTTCGGTGGTTCGCTCTTCAGTGCTATGCACGGTTCGCTAGTGACTTCTTCACTGGTTCGTGAAACGACTGAGAACGAGTCACAGAACTATGGATACAAGTTCGGTCAAGAAGAAGAGACCTACAACATTGTTGCTGCCCACGGGTATTTTGGTCGCCTTATCTTTCAATATGCTTCGTTCAACAACTCCCGTTCGCTTCACTTCTTCCTTGCTGCTTGGCCTGTAGTTGGCATCTGGTTCACCGCTCTTGGTGTTTCCACGATGGCATTCAACCTTAATGGATTCAACTTCAACCAGTCTATCGTTGATAGTCAGGGTAAAGTTGTGAACACTTGGGCTGATGTTCTTAACCGTGCTGGACTCGGCATGGAAGTTATGCACGAGCGTTTTGTGAACGCATGGCGCTCGTTAAATCGGA